ACTGTATAAGTCGCGCTGTAAGTTCCGGCCCCGGTAACAACAACAGATTGACCCGGCACAAAGTAATTTGGCCGCATTGTGGTGAAATAAATGACGGATTCATCCACATTGGCAAAAGTCACCGATGATTGGTATTGCGTAAGTAAAGGCAAAATCGTTTGCTCTGCGGAATCTATGTAAGAATCCAATTGAGCATCACTATACAAAGAAACCGAGACACCAAGAATCGCTCTCAGCTGCGAGGCTGTAACTATTGATGGCATCTCGGTTCCTTTCGTGTCAGTAGCGTTCGGGAGCGACCGCTACCGATAGTGATTTATGGGAGGTTGTTAAATTGTGCGCCGTTTGGCACCTTGGCAGCTAGTGCGCCATAGCCGTAGTACAGGATGTCAATTGTTCCATCGCTGTTGATATTGCTGCGTAGCGTAAAGCGTGGAGATTCGTACCATGTGTAGCTGTCTGGATTGACAACAACCATTGATGAATCGCCATCAGCTGTTGTTGTGCCAGCGTTACCAAATGAGCGTGAAACATAAAGATTTAAGCCCGGTGAAACTACACCGCGCAATGAATCGCCTCGAACAGATCCGGCTTGATTGCTAGGTTGTGCCGCATTGTAAAGAGGTGTGCCATTGTCGTTGTATCCCATGATGTTTCCCCATTGTGTAGGTGAAACGATCAATGAGCGAGCGAATCCAAGTGATGCGCCATAAACATTTGCAGCTGCCTTTGATGTGTATCCAAGGAATCCGGTTGCTGAGTTTGCTGCCTGTGCTGTCACGCTAGTGACGGCCGATTGCATTGCTGCAAGTGCATATTCATCAGTCTCTTTTGCATAAGCAAATTCAAGATTCTGCAAAAGTGCTGTTAGATACTCTGGTCGGCTGCGATCAATGAGCTCTACTGTCGAGATCGCACGGCCTTTGAACGGCTGTACGGAAACTGACAAAAATGTTGCTGATAGTGATGATTCTGTGATTGCGCCATTTTCTGCAATTGCATCAACGCTTGGCACAGCTGTTACGCGAGGCAATTCAAATGTCATGCCTTCTGCAACTAATGTTTCACGGCTAATGCCATCGATGCAACCACGATCAGCATTTGCAAGTGCATTGATCACCTGTGTGCTTTGTGGTGTTGGGATCATGCCGGGTGCGGTTGATGTTGTGTTATCAGCTGCCTTTACATATTGGCGTGAATCTTCATCATGCAAAACGCTTGCGCGTAGGTAGTGCTCAAGATATGAAACCTTGTCCACAATCGGTGAGCGTGGTGCTGTGTAATAGCTTGGTCGGGATGCCTGTACAGGTGCGACTTCTGGAGCTGCTACCGGTTCAACGGCAGGAGCTACTGGTTCGGTAGTGTTGTCCATCTTGTCTCCTTCATTTGGGTTTGTTGTATCTGATACTTCATCAGTTTCAGAATCTTGAGAGGCGGCTACCTCTGAAACGCGAGCTGATCGAACAGCCGGCTCAGTAACCAATGCAACAGCTGTGAGCTGTCCATTCAAAACTTTCATTGTGCCATCTTTTTGCATTTCGTAATTATCAACGGCCAATTCAATTGAAAAACCATCGCGCAAACCTTCCATTGCTTCGGTAAGTGCATCGGTGCCGGCTGTTGTGTTAGCAATCTTAAATGTTGCTGTCATTTCCTTGTCATTCACACTCATAGCAATGCTCTTGCCAATTCTCCTGGTGTTGTCATGTTCAAGATTTAAAAAAACATCTTGTGGCACGATAGATCCGCGAGCAAAAACGACTTTGCCCGTTGATGCATTTGCGTGTTCGTTAAACGCAACAATGCGACCGGTGATTGTCCGTGAATCTGAATCAGCTGCCGTGATTTGCATTGGTGTTGTTAGCTTCATGAGATCATTTCCTCCATTTGTCTAATTTCCTCGGTTGTAATTGCGCCAATCTCAAATAAAATCTTGTAAATCTCGGCACGCTCTTTTTCTGATCCGCGCAAATACGCTTTGAGATCAAATTCCACACGCTGTGTCGATGGCGTAAAATCTGGCATTGATAAACGGCTAGAAATGCTGTTCATCAGCGGCAAAAGTGAAAAGTCCAACAAAGTTTGACGCGCCGTGCTGGCGTTTGCATATGTCATGGATGATCCAGTCGGCGCATCAATAAAGTAGGCCGGAATTCCCACGGCTCTTGCTAATTCAGTCGCAATGATTTCTCTTGCAGCATTGAGGCCAATTTGCTCCGGTGTAAAACCAACAGTAGTCAATTCAACATCAGCATTGAGAAATGCTGTGCCGCGATTTCTGCGAGCTGCGCCCCATGCATCCAACAGCTTAGCGATGCGGTCGGCTGGCAACGCTGTTCCATTAGATTTCAAAACCATTGATGGCACCGGTTCGCGCGCATACATTGCAGCTGCTCTTTCAAGCTCTGCACCTGCGCGAATTGTGCGACCGGCTCTGTTTAATAATCCTTCATCGTTTCCGTAAAACACAACAAGTGATCCAACACCGGTCATTGGCACGCGAGATCCATCGACTGTGTAATACTCAATCTGTGTGCCAATTGAATTCAAGAAAACGCCAACGCGATTGGGAGCAACGCGCCACATTTGGCGAACTCTGCCGGTGTCGGCAAACAGATCCATTATCTGAAAGTAAGAAAATCCTGTGAAAAGTAAATCCTCGGCTGCCCAACACCAAGAGGCTGCACCCGGTACGCGCTTATCTGGATCATTAATTACAACCGGTGAATCAATCACTTGTCCGGTTGCTTTGTCGCGTGTAACCATTGGAATCGTTGCAATTGAATTGCAGATCATGTTTCTAGCGCGAGCAATTGCCGGCACACTCATTGCTTCCTCGCGGCTGGCAAGATAATCGGCTCCACCAAATGGAAAGAAAGCATCAAGCGTTGGTGCTGGCCCAATTTGTGCAGCTACATCAGCTCCACGCATAGGCACAACAGTTTCAATGGTGCGCTTACGATCAAATAATCCCATGCGCCAATTTTGTCAAAATGTCAAGGATCAACCCACCAAAATATCAATTTCTGTTTCTGGGCGTGTCGCAAAGTGTGTGCATAGCGCGGCTGCTACGGCAGCACAGACGGCCGATTGGCTGGCACGCCTACCGATAACCCATCCACCATCGCCACGCCTCAATTGCACAGCTGAAAGCATTTGATCGGTGAGTGCAGCTTGATTTCTATGCTTTAGCCTCTTTGAGTTAATTGCTCCCAAAAGCTCATCACAACTTTGCGGATAATCGGCATCCATGTCGTGGATCGGGATACCGGCTGGCTGCATACGCGCGGCCACGGCTCCACTTGTGCGCTTTGAATATAGCAAGTATTCGATTGGGTATTTTCGGCAATAGGCAGCGGCATCATTTGCAATGGCTCGATCATCTAGCTGGATACTGTTTTCCCATGTGTGCAAAAGCTTGACAATAAAGGATTCCGATCCGAGCTTTTGTGCCGCGACTAATGCACAATGTTTTCGATCCGGTGAAATATCAATCGCCATCCATGTGAGTTTATCCTCCTCCAGATCAACGCTTTCATCTCCACACTCTTGCCACTCTTTGGATCCAACAATGCTGGAGATTGTCACAACCCATCTGTTTAAAACCTCGGTCATCACCACATCTGGAGGATCATTGAAAACGGCCCGGATATTGTCTGGATGGATAGTGATGTTTAATCCGGGGTTTGCAAATGCTGCATTTTCCAATGTAATTTCATCGGTTGGAGCCGACCATTCAAAATAACCCACATCATCGCTGGCCCCACTAGCTGCGGCCAAACCTCTTTCGCGCAGCTGGTTGAGCACCATTGAATGTGAATCACCGGCCGAGCTAAAACAATTCACCTGTGGATTCTTAGCCGCCATTAAGGTATAGCGCATTGCGGCAAATGTCTCCATGTCGTGCAATTCTCGGATTTCATCCATGTGGATTGTTTCCGGTTTGCTTAATCCTCTAGCTGCCGATCCTCCAGCTTTGATAATAAACCGGCAACCTTCCATTGTTTCGATTTCCTCGGCTCCATGCTGCCAGCGAATACGCTTGACACGCTTTGCCAGATCATCATGACTTTCAATTGTCTGCACAATGGATCTAAATTGCTCAAGCGATGTGACCAACCGGTGAGCTGTGGAAACTTGCAACGATTCATTCCAGTGGAAAAGGCCCATCATGATCCGCGCCATCATGTAGGTTGATTTTCCGTTTTGCCTTGCAACGGATGCAACTGTTACCGGGTGGAGGTAGCGGCCATCAGCTTTAATTTTCAAACTGTGCTCAGCCAGCCATTTTTGCCACGGCATAAAACCGCCATCAATAATCTGATCGGCGAAATCGATCAATTCAAAGCCACGCGATGGCAAATCATTGAGTGGTGTGTGAATACGTGGAGCTGTTACCGGCAAAAAAACCGATTGCAGCCGATCTGAGACGATTTCAGCCGATGGTGCATCAACTATGACTTGTTCAGCCTTGATCATGACTTATCGACTCGTTTTGGGGTATAAACAACCCAT